TTTAGTTTTATGTATCTTTTGCTTGTTTTTAGCTTTGAGCTTTTAGAATGTTGCTTAGGTCTTTTCTTTCGTGTTTTCCTAAGGTGTGCCGTTACGTTAGTCTGCTTTTTCATTTTCTTCTTTGTTAGAATCTAAGAATTTACTCATTGATGACATTCTATCAGTAGTCCAAACGGAATTACACACAGCGTATCGTTTAGATGCATCCGGAAACACGTGCATAGACTCCGGGTCTGCCATACATCTTTCTATAAAGTCTTTTCGTGATTCGTCACTCTTGGGTCTTGGCATTTCTCTTTCGTCTTTTAATAGGTTTAACTTCTTCTACTGGTTCTTCTATAACCTCTTGTTCTATTCCTACGTATTTTATTGGTTTGTCTTCCTCAAATAGGTAACCTAAACCAATAGAAACGTAATAAGAATATTTTTTAGGGTCTATAGTAGCTACTACTATTTTGCGATTTCCTAAGATTCCGTCTTTTTGTACGATAGTTTTATCGATGTACTCTAATTTAATCTTTTTCATATTCCTCTAATTCTAAAGCTAACTTAAATAAACACCACAATACTATAAACAACCCTCCAAAAACACGAAATAACTCCATATAATTAAGCATTAAAGCAAAACCTCCGAAGATTGCAGAAAAAAAAGCAAGTGTTGCAAGTAAATTAGCGTGTGTCATAACTATATTGAATTTCTTTTATGCCTTGTTTTATCTCTTTGATTAAGAAATGTGCAGCAGTCATCGAGATATTGAAGTATTGACTGAGTTCTTTTTGAGTAGTTAAGCCTTTGTCGTAGTATGCCTCGAAAATAATTTGTTTGATTCTATCGTTTATTCCGTTGCGATACATTTCTATTATTGACTTCTTACGGATGTATTGTTCTTCTAACTGAATTTTCCATTCTAAGTCCGTGTTTTCGCAGTCTTGTTGCTTACCCTCTTCGATTGCCGTAACTCGATCGTCATTGTTACTTTGACTTGTACTCCAAAGAATCTGACATTTTATAGTGTTTAGAAGGTAAGATTTAATCTTTTCCGGACAAATAGTATCGTCGTTTATGCTGAGAACGTGAAGGTAAGAGTTATTTATTACTGTATCCGCGTCGATATGGCTGTTCATTCTTACGAGGAAGTAGTTTGTATATCTTCTTACCTCGTCGTAATTACTTTGTATATACTTGTCAAGAACGGCTTTCATACCAGGTGCGAAAATCCGTATACCATACGCGACGTCTTACCGATTGACAAAAACATTCTTTGTCTTTTATTCCGGTTATTCTTTCTTTAAGGTTACGTAGTTTAATAAGATTCGTCTTTGCGTATCTTTTAGTTTCGTCGAGTGCGTGAATCTCGTTGATTAATGCCTTGTCAGCGTCTGTAAACATTCCGATATGATATAAGCTGTTAATGAAACTATACAAGCGTAAAATAGATTTTGTGTAGCTATTAGCGTAGTCCAAAACGATACACACTTCCAGCATCCGAAAGCACTATGTAAATACATCGTCAAAGATGTAATAGGTAAACGTTCAAAAGTTTTATCAATAAGAACTTGTATCGGTTCGAATGCCGTAAACCACCAACTTAATGCTAATAAACTAATCAATTCCACGACGTAAATATAAACATAATTTTTAAATACAAAAAAAACCCACTATAAAAGTGGGCTTCTTCCTTCGCTGTAGTATTGTCGGCATACGTACTTATCTATTTTTTGTAAGGTGGATAAGCTTACGTCTTTTCCTTCTAAGAATTTGTCTAAGTTGTATTGGTGGAACTTTTCACCTTTTAACTTTATTTCTTGTACTACTTGGTTTCGTGTTTTCTTACGCAGTAACTCTTGGAGTAACCTACGTAAAGTGTAGTCATCGATATACATAACTAAAAAGGTAAGTCATCTTTAGGTATTACTTGCTCGGGTTTAATCCATTTACCTTCGGGTTGTGTTTCCGTCTTTTTGTAAGGCTCTGAAATCTTAACCGAAAAGTAAGTAGTTCCTTTAGCGCTTTGCTTAACCCATAACGCTATCTCTTTGTCTTGACCATCTACGTTAATCGTTCCTTTGTAGTCTGGATGCGTGTCCGCCTTTTTCTCGTTTTTGAAGATTGCTCCTCCGTTTACTTTTGTTTCCATTTTTATTTATTTATTTGTTTTACTTTTTCTAAATATAGAACTGCATCCATAAGTTCTTCCTGTAGGTGTTTTAGCCATTCTAAATGACTTAATTCGTTTTCTTGTAGTGTAGTTCCATATTTCTTTATTCCACGCTCTGAACGCGCTCTAAATTCGTTTATTACTGATTCCACTATTTCATCTTTTTTCATCTTATTCTGATTTAAAGGTTAAAATTTTAATGTCCAAGTTTTCTTAAACCACCCAAAGGTTATTGATTTTGTACCATCATTATTTTTTGAGTAAAATAAAAGAGGTAATATCAAAAAGTCGTTTTCCATCTTATTCTGATTTAAAGGTTTTGTTGTAGTAATTTTCTGAACAATCGATGTTAGATTTTTCAGGATTAAAGTAATCTTCTGCAAATAAATCACCTTGTGTAAATGCACTTTTTATTTGCTCTTTCTCCATTTCTTTGGCTTGGTGTAATTGAGCTATCAAATCATCTATACACCAATGAGAAGCACCATTGTTTTTTTGCTTAATAAAGTATTGAATCATTTTTTCTACTGCTGTTTGTTTCATATCGTATTAAATAAGTTGTTATAGTAATCTCGTGCTAACTCTATCTTTTCTTGTATTTGCCATATTACTGTTTCGTCACGCTCTACTTTAAATACTTTGATTCGTCTTTCGTTAGGTATGTGGTCGAAGTTATGCTTCTTTTGTACAAAATCACGGATGTCTAAGTCTTCGTCTATCTTGTGTTGCTTCCAATGTTCTCTTCTAACTTCGTCTTCTACGATGTCGAAAGGTGTATTCATTAAGCAGTAACATAATAACGATTCAGTTTTACCCGTTAACCACATATAACCTTGTAATTGATAGTAGTAGTCTTTGTTAGGTATTTCAGTTTCAAAGAACGGAAACGTTGTAGCATCCCAAGAAGATTTTACGTCTAAAAGTATTTCATTCGTGTTTACGTCGGGAACACCGCTTATAAAGTCATTTTCAAAGCGTTCTTCATTCTTGTAAATAAAACCTAAGTTTAAAACATCATTGACAAAACTAATAGCTTCGTCTTCTACTTGGTTTCCTTTGTCCGTGTATCTACTCCAAAACTCTTTTTTGATCCCGTATTTGTGTTCTAATACTAATTCCTGAATATAAGTTTTAGCTGTTTGCGATAGGCTCTCCCCTTTTGCGCGGGGAGTAGCCATAAGTTTACCTATTTGTGATGCTCTAATTTTCATAACTCAGTGATTTGTTTAAGTTGTGATGCATCTAAGTCGAAAGTTTCAATTAACTTTTCTATTTCGTATTCTCCGTTCTTAATAGCTTCGATAGCTTTATTAAAACGTGTAGCATCTATTTTAGCCTTTTTCTTTGGTGTTGGTTCGTCTTTTACTTGTTCACCACTTGCGTCGGTGTCTTTGTCCGTAACTAAACCTAAAGCTGAAGACAAAGCGTATCTACGATAGTACGTTACACCACTACCAAAAGACTGATAGTCGTTCATTCCTTTTAACGCTACGTTAGGAATTTCTACCATAGAGTCCAGACACTCTCCACTTTCTACGTGGAAAACTGTCGTACATAGGTAAGTAACTCCTTCTTTAGTGTTTAGGGTTTGTGTGAATCCTAATCCGTGTTTTTGTAGTAACGGATTAATCACTTCAAAGATTTTCGGTAAGTCAGCGTATGAATAGCCATAACCTTGTGTTGCCTTGTGAATTACTGGGACTTCTTGTTGGAACGTAGCCAACGATTTAAACAAATTTTTCATAGGTGTTAAATTAAAATTATAAGCAAATATAAGTATTATTTTTATATTACAATCTATTTATTTGATTTTTTTTGCTTCAAGTATTGAAATTAATGCGTAGGTCTTTTCTACTCTATCGTTTTGTTCGAACTCGGTAGTCTTTGGCATTCTATTATCGGTTATCCAACTGGTTGTTATTTTAGATAAGTCAAAGACAAATATTCCATTAGGTGTTGAATTAATGTATAATGGTCTATAATTCGTGTTTATATAAGAATTTATCATAGCGAAATACTTATCCTTCTCTAAAATTAGTTCGTTATAATGTTTGTTTCTGCATTTAAGTTCTATTCGGTATTTATACCTTTCGCTTGTGCAGTCCCATCTACTAAACTTATCTTCTGAAAGTGTCAGGTCTTCAATGTAATTTTGTTTTAAGAAATCGAATAACTCACTTTCCTTCATATTCTTTTATCTTTTTTTTATAGGTTTCGATTATTTCTTTTAGTTCTTCCTTTGTGAACTTTCGTGTTACTTTAGATTTACCTTCTAATACATTAAATTCCTCTGCCCCTATCTTTTTTAAGAGGTTTTCACGATAATTAATTAAATTACCTGACAGAAAGGTATTGCAATGTTCGCATTGAAGGTGTACGTTGTTTTCGTCAAACCTTACATTATAGTGATTGTTTGCATTATAGAAATGCCCAGCATTCTCTTTTTTTGGTGGCTTTTGACAGCTTATGCAGACGTTTCCTTTATCTCGTAGTCTTATGTATTTGTTAAAGGTTATTTGTGCTAATTTAATGTAGTCTTGTAGGGTCATAAGTTCAGCTTTCATTTTAGCTTTCGTCTTTTTCCAATCCTTAACCTTTGCTTCTTGTATCCACGCATCAACACACATTTTATTGAAACAGTACTTTTGATTAAAGCGCACAGGTTCAAACTTCTCTTTGCAGTTTTTACATCTCATCGAATATCGTTTTTTGTATTCCTACTTTTTCTATATTACTCCATTGTTTTGCCATTGCTTCTGCAATACCTGGAAACGTTTTACTCCTTAGTGTTCGTCTTTCTGCAGGTGTTTTAGCTTGTAATAAAGCATTATAATACCACAAGCCTTGCTTTTTCTTTTTGCCCGTTTTCTTATCTATCCATTCAAATACTTCACCTTTACCAACTATTTTAGTAGGTTGTAATAATGGAAGGTTTTTAAGCCATAAACACGTAGATTTTGTAGCTTCGTCGCCAAATTGCCACGGGTGAATAATTTGGTCGGGTTCTCTTATATAAGTTGAAATTACCGAAATAGGGTTTTCAATCGCTATTCGTGGAATTTTAGCATCCATTAATTCGTGTACAAATTCAAGCCCTTCCATTTGATTACGGTAACGTTCTTCATTCCTGGACCCGTCTTTATTGTATAACCAACCTGCACCACTTACGGCTAAATATGTACACGGTGGATGCGCTACCATAATATCCCAACCTTCATTTATAATATCAAAAACACTTGTTTGAAAATGCCATTCCGGGTGTCCACCACTACACGGTAATAAATCACAACTAAATGCTTCGTGTCCTAACTTACGAAATTCTTTTGTTACTGCTTGACTTTCTTCACAAGCTACTAAAACACGAAGAACTTTCATAAGTCTATACCCTTAAAATTAATCTGCTTTTTTAAGTCTATAACCTGATTTTTTAAGTCAAGGTTTATCAGTTCTAACCTAAATAAACTTTTGTTAGCTATTCGGTATTCGTTTTCTAAGTCTAAGAAAACACGATGTATCTCTTTAACGTCTTTTAAACTTTGTGACATAGAGTCTATTAAGTCTTTTCTATTAGGGTGGTTTTGTTTTATTTCGTCTAATGATAGGCTTATCTTAGCGTGTAATGCTCCTATTTGAACACTTGTTTTTAGTAGTATTAAATCTTCCATAGTTAAAAGGGTAAGTTATTTTTTAGTTTTAGTTTTTCACTTGTTGACATTAATCCGTCAGTTTCTGTAATTCGTGTTTGAGTAGGTGGTTTAGGTGGTGTTTGTAATTGTTCTGAAGCAAATTCTTTAACAAACTGGTAACCATCTTGCCTATCTAAATAGTAATTCAAAGTTTCTTTATCAAATTTTATAAGCATTTTACCTATTTCACCATTCGAACGTGGTTTTATTTTATTGAAATATATTTGCGCTTCATTGTATTCAGGGTTTTCACGATGTACTGTTATCATACATTTTCCTGAATTAAACCATTCACTACCACCTTTTAAATCAAATGGAGTAGGAGCGTTTCTTTTTCCGTTTTCCTTCTCGGTTAATTTAGGATGGATTATAGTGTGAAAATGTAGATTGTTTTCTTCAGCCATATAATTCCTTAAAGGTAAAACATATTCCAAATACTGCGCATAACCTCCATACTTTTCGTAATCGTGGCTTAGGTCTTTCCAACTATCTATTGAAGCCGTGTGTAGTTCTTCGTCTTTTTTTAGTTTCACCGCCCATTCCCAAAAGTCTTTAGGTGTTATTTTACCTTTTGTTTCCTTTCGTGTTATAATGTTAAAATGTCTTAAAACCCATTCCATAGCCATAGTTATTTCTAAGTCACTAATAACATTTCTCGCATTAGGGTCAAAACTCTTACCCGTCTTTTTTTGGATTAAGTCTGCAACTATTTCAGTTGTATTACCTACGTCAGGAAAATAAACCAAATGTTTCCATCCGTAAAACTTAGAAGTATTAACTAAGCATTCCATTAAGAATTGAGTTTTACCACTTTGTGGGTATCCAGTCCAATCAGTACAATTACCTAAACTCATTGAATAAAATCTATGTAATTCCTCAAATCCTAAATACTTACCCTTTACGTGATAGTTGTCACGATGTTTGTATAAGGTTTCTACTACGTCACCTTGTTCTGCTATTTTGAATCCTTCAATCATTGCCAAGAAAATTTATTAGGTTGTTCATTAAAGTCAATTTGTTTAGGATTAAACTTAACTTCGTTTCGTTTCCATTGTGCTAATCTACGAGAATAACTCCAAGTTTTTTGTAACTCGAATTTAAGTTTAGGAATTTTATCTTGCGTTTCTTCAGTCCAATACGAATAAAAGTCGTTAAGCATATCTCTACTATAAACATCTACAAATTCTTTTAGAGAATCAGCAAATTTTAATTTGCGTTGTTCTATTGTTTCTTGTTTAATTGTTACTTGTTTATTTATACTAACAGTGCTTTGACTGTGCTTTGTACTGTGCTTTTGCAGTGCTTTGTCTAATGCTTTGGTAGATGCTTTTGTATTTTTTACAATAGCAATTATATTTGAAGAGTATTGATTTTTACTAATTTCAACCATTTCTACGAATCCAAATTCTACTAATTCATTTAATCCTGCCGAGTAAGTTCTCCAATTTTTTACACCTATTGCTTCCATAACCATTTGAGAAGGAAGTCCAAATTTATCTTTCCAACCTAAACGATTGCAGTGTTCAATAGCAAAAAAATAAATTGCATAATGAATAGGCTTTACTTTGTCCGGATTATCAAACGCCCAGTTACAGAAATTCCTACTTAAATCATAACTATTCATTTGGCTCAAGATTATAATAAAACTTTAAAATAAAAGGAAGTAATTTTTCAATATCATTGTTTGAAATTGTAACCGCCGCTCTATTTTCTCCCTCTACACATTCAAAACATAAATACTCACCAATGCTTACAAACATAACATCATTTAAAACATTTGCACATTGAAACTCTAAATAATCTTTACGCATAACTTAAATTTTTAGTACATAAAAAAACCCTCGCTTTCTCAGTAGCCTTCGACCTCTACTTCAAAAACAAGGGTAATAATACCATAGCACTTATAATGTCGAAGGAGTGCGTTTGCAAATATAACGATATTATTTAAAATAAGTTGCTTCAGTAAATAAATATTCTTCGTTTAACAATTTGCGCTTTATATCCTGTAGTTCAGTAGTGTTTTTACACTCTAAAATATCGGCAATAAGTTGACTACCGTTGTATTTCTTTTCGTCTTTTTCTATCAAATCAACGTGAATCTTCTTTGGTTCGTAGAATATTTCACGATATTCTTTTACGTTGTGTAAATACAATTCGTCTTTGAATCGTGTGTAAGCGTGATGCTTCTTTATTCCGTTGATTATAGTAGCGTGATTCTTATTGAACAGTCTTCCTATTTCTACTAAAGACATTCCGTTTTTATTTAGCATCGCGTATAAGTAGCTACGTCTATCTAAAAAAGTTCTGTATCTGGATTTAGTTATTAATCCGTCTTTTTCTATTACTTCTTTTACTTTGTCAATCTTGTTTTCCATACATTATTAAAATTAAAATTGTAAATAAATAATCCAGTAGTCTCATTCTATTCTGATTTAAAGGTTATTTCTTGTGCTTTTGCAATTTGTTCTGTTAGAAATTCAATTAATTCTTCTGTTTCTGTTATTGACAAATATGAACTCCAACCATCTCTCTCAATTTCAATTTCATTATCCGAATCAAGTTTATGGAATCTTATTCCTTTTACTAATATACTTTTCATTCTATTCTGATTTAAAGGTTTCATTGTAGTATTGTTCAAAGTTATATTCTTCGGTATCTTCTCCCCATTCATTAGCCATTACACTACCTGAACCATAACGAACACCAGCATTAAAAAAATCTTTTTTTTGTTGCTTCTCCATTTCTTTGGCTTTTTCAATATGAAATCTAAAATCTGGAGTACAATTCTCTATACCTCCAAAGTGTTCATAAATCAACCATTCTACTGCTGTTTGTTTCATAGTTCCGTGTTTTTGTAGGTTTTGTTGTAATATTGATTTGCTGTTCTATTTGAATCTACCTGCCCATTACTATACCCAACAGAGTAATCCTCAAGAGACTGCTCTTTCTCCATTTCTTTAGCTTTTTCAAACCATTCTTGTATTTTATCATAACTACATAAGTCAGGATAATTTAACCAAGTATCCTGCAACCATTCTACTGCTGTTTTCATAATTATTTTTATTTTATGTTTATTATATTATACTGTTGTATTTAAATTATACTTTAATGTCTATTTTATTGTGCGAAAAACTTGACAAATATCAGTTTATAACCTTAAATACTTTTTACAAAGTAAGCCTATAACCTTAAATACTTTTTACAAGTTGTACTTTGTGAATAATCTTTTCCCACACGTCAGCTTTTCTTTTAGCGTCTTCAGGTGAATTAGCTTGTACAATCTTATACGATAGTTCTTTCTTACATCCGTAAGTAAACCATATCCAAACTTTATAAGTCTTCATTGCCTTGTTGAATAGGAACTTTTAAACCATAAGATAAATCAAACCATCCCCACGCTTTTATCGTATGCGCTTTCGTGTATCTAAATTGCTCTTGTGCTTCTTTTAACCACCACTCTTTGAACTCTACGTGCTTTTCGTAGCTTATTTCATTTGTGTACCAATTTTCCTCTTTTTCGTACAGGTCGGTTGGTAGGTTAGCCATTTGTAACTGCTTTTTAATAGCAGCTAAAACAAACGCTTCATTTGTTGGATATTTTCTTTTTCTCATATCGAAATACTTTTTGTTTAGTGTCTATATTTATCGTGTATTCTTTAGCCTTACATACTGCTAAATACAATTCAAAGTTGAAATTCCCGTTTCTTTTCCAGTATTCAATTTGTTTAAGTAGTGTCATCATAGCTTTTCTAATTCTTTTTTTATATTTAATAAATACTCGTGTGCTATACTTCCTTCATTTATGTATAAACCATTTCTAAAGTCTAACATTTCATTAACTGTTATTAGGCAACAATTTATAACTTTTTTGTCGGTTGTTTTTAGGTTAAGTTCTTCTGCAAACATATACCTTAATTTAGCTGCTGCATTTGCACTCATATCCAATAGTTTAAATAGTCGTTATCATAGTCTTGTAAAAACACGGATGGATTCGTCTTTTGGTAGCTAATTAACTCTTCTTCTAAGTAGTCTAACATAGAATCCGATAACACGAATTTAGTAATAGGTTCTACGTCACTCCAACACTCCGACTGAATAATACTACCTAACTCTACTTCGTTGCTATACGCATCTAATCCGTAATTAGCTACTACGTAAAAAGTCAATCCATCGTCTTCCCAATTAAACGTAACTTCTCTTTCTCCGTGTACAAAACTATGTTCAATGTAAAAATTCTCTAACTTCATTTTCTTTGATTTAAGACATTATTAATTAAGTAGTAATATGATTATACCAAACACTACTATAAAAGCCGTTAAAGGGGCTAAAAAGTGGCTTAAAAACACTTTATGCTCACTCGTTCTCGGTAGGAAGTTTTCTAATCTCATTTTTTTACAAGTTTTAATAGTTGTTCAATAGACCAATCAAGTAACGCTTCGGGCTTTTCCATTGGGTTTAACGCTTGGCTTACTTTAGTTTGCTGGTAAGCTAAGTCTTTTCTTCGTGTTTTTGTTGTTTTCATAATGTTTTGTTTTTAATTATAGACCAAAGATATAAACTTTCAACATTTTACTAACAATTATTATATTCAAATATTATAAATTAAGTAAAAATACGTAGTATGTATACGTAAAACTACGTAGATAAAACTAATAAAACTACGTATAAGCATAAAAAAAGGCGATATTTCTACCGCCTAACTTTAATTAACCCATTATGAAAGAACAAATCTACAAAGGAAATTTCATACTATCAATACTTCTGACAAAAGTATCTCCGTTTTCTAAACTTCGCGCGTAATCAATAGTCAATATTCTACCGCCTACTGGCTTCATAGGTGCGCCTCGTTCAACGTGCCAACCATACGCGCCATCCATATACTCTTCTTTGTACGTTCCCGTAATCATTGAATGAATTTGTTTATGGTTAAAGTAATATCCTTTGGTAGCGTGAAAACTTATCGAATCACGGACATCGTTACGTGCTGAATTTTCGTGTATATGTCCCATTGTAAACACATCGTAACCTTCGTAGCTTTCCATAGCGCGAGTTAAATTTAATGCACCCTTTGTAACTAATCCACCTCCACCGCTTCCGTGAAAGTATTTTATTTTCGTAGTCATACGTGAATTATTACGACATACTTGGTTTACAATAAACCATCCACTGTAACCTCCAGTCATTACATTTGAAGCCGCTTTGTAATTTAACAAGGTAACGAACCGCTGAAGAATATCCGTTTCGTGTCGCTTTATTATTGCTGTTTCGTGATTACCATATCCAATAACTGTCATTAAATTAGCATAAGGTAAAAAGAAATCTACAGCAGTTTCAACTATACTATCAAAGTACCTTGCGTTGTTATGTTCTGGTCTTATGTCGTTCTTTACTTTTCTGAAGTCATAAGCACCTTGCATCAAGCAGAAAGTATCTCCGTTAAACATTATAGGAATCTCGTTCTTTAAACAATAGTCTAAATCGTGTTTTAGTAAATTCCAATCACATTTAGGATTGTCCCAATGTATATCGGAAAACATACCCATACGGAACGACGTACCCTCTACACGTAACTCGTGTATATTCTTAGCGTGTTTTATTAAATTCATAAGTTTATTTTTGAGTCTACTCTTTGAAGCAAGTAATACAAGGCGAAGCCTATAAACATTCCTAAAAACAAAAAGTTTAAGTCGGGTCTTCTTTTAGATTTAGCTTCGGCTTTAGCTTCAGCTTGTTTTGTTTTTTCTTTTATCCGGATCGTGTCACGCTGAAACTTCAACTCGGTTTTTATTTGCCACTTTGTTTTCGGAACGTAAACTTTTTTATATCGGATGATAGTATCTTTTGACGTTATTATTTTTTCCCACATTATAGTATCGTTTACTATATAAGGAATCGAATCGATAGTACTTATTCTTATCGTGTCACTTGTTTCTTCACATTTGTAGCCTTTTTTAATTGCTTTGTTTAGGTGATATTCCGCAGTACAAGAATACAAAAACACTAATAGAACTAAATACTTCATAAGCCTTTTAACATTTTAATTAATCTTGGACACGGATATACATCCGACTTATCTACTCTAACTGAATTATGCGTATATAATCCGTTTTCCCCTTTTAATGCTCGTGTGTTCAACGAAAATATATCATCGTTATATTTTAAAGATATTCCGTAAGTTTCCCCTAAATACAAAAGTAACTCACGCAATGATTCAATTTGTTTGTCTGAATACTTGTGCCACGTTTTATGGTTCTTAAATGGTTTATTTAACCAAGTAACTTCTGACTTGTCTACTACACCACCTACATAGTTATAATATTTTCCGTCTTTTTCTACCAAGTAAGCCCAGTTAGTTAACTCTATTCCTATTGAATATTTGTCTAAGTTCTTATAAGGCAGTTTCTGACCTTTAAACACGCTATCTTTAACTCCTAAGTGCCACGCCCATTCTCTTGAACTAAACGCTTGTGCTATCGTACCCTCGTAACCTATCACGAATGCAGTAGCAACTCGTTCTTTATTAGCTTCCCATCCTTTAATTGTAGCGATAGGGTTTTTATTACCCGCAGTATGGTGTAAATAGATTTGTTTTTTGTCCGTGTTTTCGCTAATAAACTGCGATTCTGGTAAACGTTGTTGAACTATTTTAGTAGTGTCCATTATTCTTTGATTTTGTCAGCTCCTTCTTTCGCTCTTAATACAAATGATTTAAGCGATTTAAGGATGTTTTTCCCCGTTACTGAGTAATATGATTCATTTATTGAAA